TCAGGCAAGATACTAACTTTTCACGTTATGACAGATACAGGAATGCTAAGAAGCAGAGTTCCGCTATCTGAAATATACTTCAAAGAACCTGAAAATGATATACCTAACATCTTTAAACAATTGTGGGATTGCTTTAGTGAAAATGTTTCTGTAATAGAATACGACTTCCTATCATACCATAAAGCTCAAATAGTCCTGAGAGATGGAACTAAAGTTTGGGGTACATACCTATTCACCGTAGACTGGTATGACAATCCATACAGCAATGAAGCTAGTGATTACAAGTGCGGGCATATATTTAGAGCCGACGATGGCTACCTACTATGTCAACCTAACAACAGGATATTCTGGAGAGATAGCAATTGGATTACCAAAGAAATGCCAGAAAATTTAAAACAATTTAAAGTAGATACAGAATTAATATCCGTAGAGAATGTAAGCAATCGTTGGGTTACAGAAGATGCAAATTCTTTTTATTATGACATTAAAGAAATATAAAATGGAAAACGAATCAAATAAACAAACGGCATATAAAATAAATCAAGGTGATTATTTAATTTACCAAGACGGTAGATTATTTAATGAAAAAACTAAAAAGTTTAAAAAATGGAGTAAAGATACAAATGGATACATAAGATGTACTATTTGGAATAGTAATATGCCTATTACAGTTTCACAACATAGATTACTAGCTGAAATGTTTATACCAAATCCGTTGAATAAATTACAGGTAAACCATATTAATGGCATAAAGCACGACAATAGAATAGATAACCTTGAATGGGTTACTCAATCTGAAAATAGTTTACATTCATTTGCTAATGGATTGCAAAAAGTTACAAGACCTTGCAAAAAAGTAATTGATACGAGTAATAATAAAATTTATGAAAGTGTAACAGAAGCAGCTAAAGATAATACAATATCAAGAAGTTATTTGTCTAATATGCTTACAAGTAAAAATAACAATAAAACAACACTTAAATTATATGGAAAATAAATCTATGACGGCAGTAGAATGGCTATTCAAACAGCTATGGGATGAGCCTAAAGATAAATTTACGTGGTATGCTATTCTTAAACAAGCTAATGAAATAGACAAGCATAATATTAAAGAAGCATTTGTTATCGGTAAAATATCTTCAAAAACAAATGATTTAAATTCTGAAAAATATTACGCAGAAAAATACGGCAAAACATTTTTAGACCTAGTAAGCAATGAAAAGTCGCAAGTTCATGAAATAGTTAAAAAATTAAAAGAAAAGAAAGAAGGTAACAAATGATTAAAACAGAACCAGCAATTATAAGCATAACGCATTATGGTAGAAAATTCACAGCAGAATTGCCATGTGATTCATCAATAGGAGAAGTTTGCGATTCTTTAAAAGGCTTATTAAAAGCAGCAGGGTATGCAGATGAAACAGTTAATGAGCACATTAAAGGTGAATATGACGAATAAAAACATGAATAACATAGATAAACAATATCAATTACTTTTACAAGATATTCTTGATAATGGTATAGAAAAGAAAGATAGAACTGGAACTGGAACTATAAGTGTATTTGGTAGACAAATAAAACATAAAATGAGTGAGGGATTTCCTTTAATTACAACTAAAAGATTACATTTTAAATCAATAGTAGTTGAATTGTTATGGTTTTTACGTGGTGATACAAACATTAAGTATTTGGTTGATAATGATTGTCATATTTGGGACGGTGATGCTTACAAAGTTTATCGTGAAGCTAGACCAAATAATAGAGATGCTTACACTATAGAAGAGTTTGCAGAAGCAATTAAAAGTAATCCTGAGTTTGCTGCTAAATATGGAGAATTAGGTCCAATTTATGGCAAGCAATGGAGACAATGGGATGGTTTACAAGATTTAACAGATGATGATAAACCAATTTATTTAGACCAAATCGCAACCCTAATCAACGACCTTAAAACAAATCCTGATAGTAGACGAATGATGGTTAATGCTTGGAATGTAGGTGAATTAGACCAAATGATTCTTCCACCTTGTCATTACGGGTTTCAAGTTTATACAAGAAAAGGTAAAGATGAAAAACGTTACATTTCTTTAATGTGGAATCAACGTTCAGTAGATACATTCTTAGGTTTACCATTTAACATTGCAAGTTATGCGTTGTTATTAATAATGTTAGCAGATGAAGTTAACATGGTTCCTGACGAATTAATTGGTAATTTAGGTGATACTCATTTATATAGTAATCATATTGAACAAGCTAAAGAACAAATTAATAGAGAACCTTTTGATTTACCAACAGTACATGTTAGAGATGGAATATTTTGTAGTTCAGTTAATGATGTTATTTTAGAAAACTATCAATCACATCCAACAATTAAAGCACCATTAAGTAATTAAATTAAAAAAATATGAATAGTAAAGATTTTAACAAAATAGTATCAAGACGATTAGATTTAATCGAAGATACTTTAACTAAAAAAGCAGCAGAATATGCAGTTAATGATGATAGATTACATAACTTTAATAAAGCTGCTGCATTTGCAGGTAAATCTAGAGAAGAATGTTTATGGGGAATGGCTTTAAAACATTTAGTATCTGTTACAGATATTATTGATAAAGTAAGCGTTGGACAATTACCTTCTAAACATTTATTAGATGAAAAAATTGGAGATTTAATAAATTATTTATGTTTATTAGAAGTAAGTATTACAGATAAAATAGAAAAAAATGAAAGAGTGGATTAGAGATATAACAATAATACTAGCAGTATTTATTTTAGGTTTGTTTATAGGCTTGAAAAGTCAATATTACAATAAAGAATCAAAACAATTAAATGAAGTTTATTGTATTAGTGATAGTAATAATTTATGTAAAACTTTATATTTTGAAAAGCATAAAATTAGATTTTCACATATAGTATATGCTCAAGCAATATTAGAATCTAACAATTTTAAATCAAAACTTTGTAAAGAAAACAACAATATATTTGGAATGAAAGTTCCAGCACAAAGATTTACATTTTGTAATAATCCTTATGATTATGGAAATTACGCAAAATATGATAATATTGAAAGTTGTGTTTTAGATTATAAAGCTTGGCAAATGCAAAATGCTTATAATATTACTACTGAGGAAGGTTATTTTAATCTTCTTCGTAGTATATATGCTGAAGATACTGAATATGTTAACAAATTAAAGAAAATAATAGATGGAAATAAATCAAGAAATAATTAAAACTATTCACGATAGAAATGGATATTTTTATAATCTTCATAAAGCTTCAGAAGAATGCCAAGAATTAGGATTAATTCTTAATCAAAAGTTATTAAAACAAGAAAAAGTTGCAGATGAAGCAATTATTGATGAAATTGGTGATGTAATTATTAGATTAGAAATACTTAAGTTAATGTTTAATAATGATAAAATTCAAGAAAGAATTGATTATAAATTAGCTAAGTTTGAAGAATATATTGACCATAACAAATACAATAAAATATGAAAATAGCTATTCTTGATTGTGATTCAATTGCTTATACAATTGGTCATGGTAACAAAATACAAATTGATGAAGTTGATGGACAACCTGTATATCAAAGAGATGAATTAGGAAGATTAGTTTACAATGAGAAAACCGAAGAACAATTAATAGAATCTTGTAATTATGTTATAGGAGATATTTTAAACAAAGGAGGTTTTACTCATTATGTTGGTTATATTAAAGGAGTTAACACTATATCTCATAAATTAAGTTTTAATCCAACTTACAAACAAGATAGAAAATTAGAACAACCTAAGTGGTGGAATTTTGTTAAATCTTATTTGGTAAACAACTATAATATATTTTTAGCTAATGATTTTGAAGTTGACGATTATGTTGTTTCAGCTTATAAATGTATTCCTAATTCTCATATTGTAGCTATTGATTCAGATATTCTTGCAACAACAGGTACTCATTACAACTGGAGAAAAAATGAGTGGGTAACTGTAACAGAAAATCAAGAAAGATATGCTTTTTGGAGTCAAATGATTACAGGAAATCATAATAATATTAAGGGTTTAGCTAAGAAAGGTGCAAAATATGCAGAAAATGTTTTAAAAGGCATAGATATATTTAAAGACCAT